TATTATAACTCAAAGAATCATAATAGTCAAGTGCTCGTTACTGGGATCGAACCAGTCTATCAGGTCTTATGAGGACCGCGCTTTCGCCAGAGAGCTAAACGAGCGTTTGTAGAAACTCTCCCCAACTATTACCATAATGAATTATATGATGACAGTTGTGGCAAAGAAGATCGCATTTATCTACTTCTTCTTTGATAGTATCCCATTTTCTATTAGCAAAAGATCTCCCATCAAGTTTTAATTCTTTTTGGGAAGGATCTCTGTGGTGAAAGCATAGTGTTGCAGGTCTATCTTCACCACAAGTTTGGCACTTACCACCTTTATATTGAAGTGCTTTCCATTTATTGGAATATGCACGTTCTTTTTGTTCGGTATAAGTGTTTCTATTCATAACACAAGGATCATTTCTATAACGCCACCTTTGACGACAGGTTTCATTGCAATAAAGTTTTGCTCTTCCACCCTTTCTTTGGTGTTGTGGAACCTCTTTTCCACACGCTTTACAGTTAATCATTTGTGTTATGAAGATATACATACACCTATTTATAATAGGTGCATTCGCTATTCGCAAATAGCGAATGGGAATACTGGGAGTTGAACCCAGACTAAGCCCTTATAAGGAGCCCGCTCTAACCATTAAGCTATACTCCCTTGAAACCAGATCAATTATAGAGGATCTGGAACTCTTTGTCAAGGTGCTTCGTTGTTTTCTTCAGTGTGTATTCGTATGAGTTCGTCATCTGCAGGCATCATTACTGCTGCCTGCCCATTCTCATTGACAATACCCAATTGTTCTCCATTTTCGACTCGTTCCATAAGTTCGTCGAATCTTTCTTGAAACTCTTCTACTGTAAAAACTTCCATTTTTCAAAGGGGATCGGTGTAAGCGAGACAATCATTATTTACTTGAGTACGCACAACTTCCAGTACATTCATAAACTGATCAACACTCTCACATTCTACTACTCGTTCTGAACCTTCGCTAGAATATAGGTAAAATTTACGTGCAAGAGTATCGATAACGCAACGACTCAAGAACTCTTCAGTTTTCATGTGGTCTTCGATTGATTACCTGAGTATTATAGGGCATCTGGGTCGGGTTGTCAAGGGGTCTTGGGATATTTGTCTTTGACTGCCTGAATTTGTTCTGCCATTTCTGATGGAAAAACTCCTGCATGAAACAGAGCATCAAGTTGGTCACCGATTGATGGATACTCTGGTGCTCTTTGTCTTTGATATTTTTTAATCTCATACTCTTGCAAAAGTTCTTGTAATTTTTCTTCTGCCTCTTCTTTTGTTGGTGGAGTGGTATTTGAATCTAACCATTCTAAATTGTAATCACCACCAAATTTTAAAGCAAATTCCGATCCTGGTCTAAGAGCAACAATAGCATCTCCAAGAACGGGTGGATTAATATAATTCATACTCTAACCTCCATAACTGTAAAAACAACTGGTTGAAAAATAAATATTCCATTTCCACCACCTTGAGCGCCATATAATTTATATGTTTGTGCCGAAGTAACGTTTGTATCATAAAGTTGCATAAACAAATAAGAAGTTCCAGAACCAGTTTGCAATCTTTCAATATAACTAAGAGTATTTGTATAATTAGGTAAAACAGTACCACTATTATCTCTTATTTGCCAGTTATGATCAATGTAAGTGCCATAAGAACTTCCCAATCTACCATTTACAGTTATAATCATTGTTGACCCACTAATTTTTGGGGTTATGCTCACTGAAGCACCACTATCAGTATAAGATCCAGAAGTTATGTAAGCATATCCATTAGGAGTAGTGTCCCATTTTGATGTTACTACTTGAATAATATTATTCGTAATATCAACACCATTTAGATTTTGAATTGCATTAACTTTTAATGTTGTTGCAGTTATAATTCCCGAAACACTTAAATTTTGTGCTGATAAACTTGTAGATGTAGTAATTCCCGAAACACTTAAATTTTGTGCTGATAAACTTGTAGATGTAGTAATTCCCGAAACACTTAAATTTTGTGCTGATAAACTTGTAGATGTAGTAACTCCTAAAGTTGATTGCTCACTAACAGTAAGATTTCTAACAGTTAAAGAATCATAATTTAAATTGCCCTGAATATTAACGTCCTTATAAAAAGTCACATTCTCGTTAAAATGAGACTCTAAACCATAATACTTAATTTCTGCCATTTTACAATACCGCGTCTATGACTGTACCAACTAATCCACCAAAGAGACCTTTAATCACATCATCGCCAACAAAACTATCAGAAAATACTTTATTGGTAAAATCTTCACCTAGAGACTGAATTAAAGTTCCCGTAGATCCTTTTACATCTACCTTATTTCCCTGTATTAAAGTTCTACCAGATCCACTTTTTAATGTAATATTTCTTCCTGCCTTCAACATAATATCTTCATCTGCTGAAAGAATAATGTTCGCTGCTTTAATACGAACCGTTCCATGAGTTGAAACAACATCGACATTTCCACTCAAACCAGCAATTACAATATCTTCATTCTTTCCATCACTTTTATATCCAGCAACAATTTCAATACTGTAATCATTCTTAACCGATAAACGACCAGAGTTACTTAATGAAATGGATGATTGAGTATCTTGTGTTGCCGCATATATTTTATAAACATCTGTTCCACTTGCACCCATTGCTGGATTAGAAGTATCAATCCTAAACTGAGGATTGAAACTCATCAATTGTCTTGCGTAAATATTTTGATCTGGTCTTTCTGCTACTGTGGGCATTTTATGTTACACAATCTACGACTTTTTGAATTTCGCCCGTGAAATTTGGATCTGAAAGTATTGGACGAAGAACTGCTCCACCACCAGTTTGAGATTTAACTGTAAGAACAGGTAGAGATTGAACTACATTATTTAGAGGTTCTACCTGATAGATGGATCCATTAACAATTTGTGTTTTATATTCGTTTCCACGATTATCAACAACAATATCTCCATCTTCATATCCAGAACCAGGTTGTTCAACAATCACTTCAGATACGGAGTATTCTGTTATGTCTGATGGAGTATAATTCTCACCTTCAGATATGATATAAACCGATGTTACTTGACCCATATCATTAATTAGTGCTCTTGCTGTAGCACCATATCCCTGTCCAGCATCATCTACAATTTCTACAAATGGTGGATAAGTATAACCAGATCCACCATTTGTAATTTGAACTCCAATCACACATGCTCGCACTGTTCCGTTTGAATCTTGTGTATACGAACCAAAGATAGGAATACCAGTCGCTCCAGTTCCAGCACTTCCACCACCAAATATATTGACTACGGCAACACTTGCATTTTCAATAGCACCAGTGAAGCATTCTGCAATCTCATTTAGATTCTGACCAACATTCTTAAGATTAATCACCTCCATAATATTCTGATAATTTTCAGAAGCAACAAATGCCTCTCCAGCACCAACAACCCATTCTTTTGCCATTCCTTGTAATCCACCTTTAGATTGATTACAATCAAATGAGATGCCACTTGATTTAAGAATCTCGGAAGCAGTTCTCAAAATATTTCCAACACTAAAATCAGAGAAGAATTGTAAGAGTTTTTCCAATCCGCCAAGAACTGTGGATAATCCACCTTCGATCGTATCAATAATTGTATTCACTAAAGTTCCTATAAACTGATCTGCAGCACAACTTACAAATCTCTCAACATTTTCTACAACAGAGTAAAGTAAATCAGAAACAATATCTTTTAAACTGTCAATGACAGCTCCTGCAACACAAGCAATCGCATCTTCTAAAAGTTTAACTGGACCAACCATTGCAGTTTGTGCAGCAACACCAGCAAGATGAGCTGCTGCTGGATTTGCTGTTGCTGCTAGTACCGCAGAATAAACTTGTTTATAAAGTAAATCCAATCCTTTTTTTAAAAGACCTACCAATCCAGGAAACTTTCCATTACCATTAATCAAAAAGTTAAATGACTGACCAACAAAATCATTAACATATCTAACGATACTATCAGCAGCCTTTCTAATTTCTTGACTTACTTTTGATAGGTAGTTCTGTGCAGTTTTTAAGAAAGTCCTTATTTTTTTCAATAAATTCTTAACTTCATTTTTGATTCCCAGAATCGCATCATTTTCAGGGCTTGCTAGAGTTATTCTTTCACCATTTGCCTGACTATCTGCTGGATTTTCTGGATCTTTTTTCTCTGCAATTTCTGGAGGAAGATTTGGTGGAGTTTCTGCAGAGTTTTTTGTTTGCTCACTATTCTCACTTGATTTTATTGTTGCTGGTTGTTTTGGAATATAATCAGTATTTCCAGTAAAAGGAACAAATGGATTACTATAAGGTAATTTTGAAACTTCTGATGTTCTACCAAATGCACCCATAATTACAGGAATTTGAGCATTATCACCATCAAGGAAAAATCCAAAAACTACATCAGATGGTTGCAATTGAACTCCAGTAGAGCAATTTGCTGCTCCAGTACCTGCAGTTGTTGGTAATAAAACTTGTGCCCAGGGTAAATCTTCATTCGAAAGATCAGTAACATTATAAGGATGATATCCAATGATTCTTACCTTATATCTGTATGACCAACCACCACCTTCTGCTTGAGACTTCCAGGCATCAATAGGAGCAATCTGCCCAATCCACCAACGGAAACCATCTCTTCCCAAAAAGTTACTTTTAAGTAATGACTCGTCAATCATTTATCCTTTCCTTTCTTCTGTATTAATTCCAAAAGTATCTCTTACAAGTTTCAACGAGGTATATGAATTTTGTGCGTCAAAATGATGACATAACTCCTTAATCATATATAGCCCACTTGTTTCAGAGTCATATTCCTTTGCATCTGATTTTGATATTTTTTGAAACTTACATTCAATAACATCACCTGCTCTCAAATTAGTATTTGAAGGAACCATAACACTCAGAGTTTGTGTGAAAAGAATATTATATCTCATCAATGATTGTGATTGATATAATTTTGGATCAGAGTTTAGTTCTCTTGAAGCATCCTTTTCCATTGTTCCAATATCAAGAACTGCAGTAATAATTCTTGTAGGAACATCTCCTAAAGTTAAATCTGAACCTTCAGATACTTTTGGTAGTTTAAGATCGCTTCCAAGATTTTTTACTTTTCCAGAATAATCTTTAAGTTTAAATAATCCTTCCTCATACTTTGAAAATGAGAAGTTTAAAGGATTAAAAAACATACGTTGACTTGCGTATGTTCCTAGTTTAAGTTTCTCGATTAAGTTTTGATTCTTATCAGTGATATAGTTTAAGATCTTAAAATTATTATTGATTTTGTTATCCTCATTATCATAACCAACTCTTGCCTGACTATACTCATAAGATGCTTTTGCTTGTTGTAGAATCAGATTATCAATTCCTCTAAATTGAAATCCATCTTGAGTTTGATAAAAGACAAATCCTGCAGTTCCATCACCAGAAGTTACAGGTACTCCTTTAGATGCTAACCAAATTAAAACAGTGAATGGTTTTTTCATATTACCAATAAAACCATACTTATTTGAAGTTTGGTCTATAGTTCCAATTTTATTTGCCTTTAGATTTTCTTTTAGAATTTTAGTAACAGATTGATCAATTGAAAGTCCAGTAGGAAATTTCCCCATCACTCTAGTCGTTTCGTTTGTAATTGCTTCTCTCGAAACAAGATTTAATGTAAAACTTTCTTTGTTTGTTTCAGAGATTACATCAGTAATACTTGAAACATAAAGATAATCATTTGGATTTTTGGAGAAATCAAGTCCAGGATTGGTTGAAGAGTTTCCTGCAATTTTCATAGAAACTCTCTCACCACCTCTTAAAGGTAATCCATTATAAATTGATTGTCTTTCTCCATCAGGATTATTTGCAGGAGCAATAGTATTTCCAGTATTAACTACTCTTATCTTTGCCGTAATTGTAGGAGAAAAAATGTCCTCATAGTAATCTACAATGATAGATCCAGCAGCAATATCTACTCTTCTAGTTTGATCATTAGACTCAATAATGAGTTCTTCAAATACGGATCTTTTAATAGACATTATAGGTAATTTAAATCGAGAAGAAGTTTGTTTTTGATAAAGGTATTTACCAAATCAAATTCATTAACAGAATTATAATTTTCAGACCCACTTCCAGACTGTAGTATTTGTGGAAGTGTAGATTGTCTATCGTCAATTACAACAATCTTTCTACCAGTCCTTTCTGTAGTGAGAAGAGTAAGAAGTTCATCATTATAATTTTGCATCCCAATCTCTGCTGATGTTGGAGACTCTTTTGCACTTCCTGGTGCCTCCGGTTTTAATGATGCTAATGGTGCTGCTGATATAATTTGTCCAGAGGTTGTTCTTAATGATTTTCCAATCGCAAGCAATCCAAGATATGGTTCTGGATTAATATGACGACCACCTTTTCTTACTTCATAGTGTAAGTGTTCTCCACGAGATCTACCAGTATTTCCAATTTCACCAATAGTTTCTCCGTTATATTGAGAACCATTTTTTACCATTATTTTTGCTAAATGGGCAAAATAAAACTCAAGATTTCCAGATTGAATAATAACTAAATTTCCATATCCACCACCATCCCATCCAGCGAAGGTGACTTTTCCATTTTGTCTAAATGCTACATAGTATCCTTTTTGATGACTAGTTCCAATATCAATTCCTTTGTGTGCTCCTCCCCTTGCTAGATATTCGCCACCTCCACCACTTCTTCCAACGGTTGGGTTAGTGTTTCCAACAACATCTACGTCACCAACTACTGAAGTTGTTAATTTTCCAGAAACTTGAGGAGTGGATTTTGCTACTGGTGCTGGCAAATTAAATGGAGCTGGACCTTCTTTTCTAATAGGATCTCCCCTACTTACATCGACAAGAAATTGATTATCGCCTGCACCACCACGCCAAGCAGTTCCAGGAAGACGACCATTTTTATTATTTTGTGGAGATGCTCTAAACTCAAATGCTCCACCAACAAACTTTGCAGAATTTGCCTGTAATGTTGGGTTTTGAATGTTTTCGATAATTTTTAAAAGAGTACCCTTACTTTGTCCAGACCATTTAGCAGCATCTTCTAATGTTTCAATTTTTCTAAATCCTTTCGGTCCACCAGGTCTTTTCCAAACTCCTTGGAATTGTGACCTATTTACACTTTCTCCCGCAGCGAGAATATCTGTATACGTCGAACCATATCTTCCAGATGCTTTTCTATTTACAATTACTTGCATCATATCAACTGTAGATTGTGCTCCAGATCCTTCGGTAGAAAGTGCAGCAGCAATGCGATACATCTCTGCAGATTGAGCATCAGGAAGAGCAGTTCCAGGTTGATTATAAGCATCAGGTTCTTCACTAATAGTTCCAATCTTTGGAATATTTTTAAATGGTTCAGTAAGAACAGCAAATGCCTCACTAATACCTACACCTAGTCCATCGATATTTGTAATTAAATCTTGAAAAGAAGATCTGACAAGAAAAGAACTATCAGTAAAATCAAGATTTGCTAGATTAATAAATGCTGATTGAAGAATTTCACCCAAACTACTTATTATCTTCATCGTTTCATCACCATATTCACTCAAAATAGATGTTGCCTTTATAATTCTTCCAGTAAATTGCTCACCCAATGCAATCCAAGTTGGTAGATTTCCTAATATCCAACCAGCAGAAAGATATCCAATAAAACCAAATAATCTATCTTTTAAACTAGTTTCATTAGAAGCTTGTGCTAATGCTCTTGGTCCACCTATTTTAGTTACGACTGTTGGAGCAGAAACTTGATCTTGAAGTGCTTTCCTTTTTCCAATTTGTATTCTTCTGTTCTTGAATAATCTTATACTCGATCCAATATTTTTTCTATCGGTTATCTTTTTAGATAATATATTAGAAATACCAAAAATAGTCCTTTTAGATGATGCCGTTTGCTGTTTGGTATCTGATATGGTTCTAAAAATATTATTAGGAATAACTGCCATCTTACATCACCACATTATAGTTAAGTTGTGAGTATAATGTGTAGAAATTATCTGGATTTGATGAGGAAATTAAGGGAACATCAGTAATAGGTCCAGATTGTTGATCCTGTGCTACTCCTTGTTGCTGATTTCCAGTTGTTGTATAAATGATATCTGGTTTTGGTTCTGGCGATGGTCCAACATTTGGAGTTTGTGTTTGTGCTGGTTGAATTTGTGCTGGTGGTCTATATGGAACCACTGGAATTGATTTTGGTCCTGGTGTATCTTTACCGTTTTCTGTTGGTATTTCTGGAGAACCTGGTTGAGGACCTGGAGGACCATTAAATCCCAACATATCTTTGAATTGATCTACTTTATCAGAAGCAAATGCTTGTAAAGAAGAAAAATTAATATTTTTTCCTAATTCAAACTTTGGTATCATTGGATTTTGTGCTGCTGGAGCACCTGGTTTTTGATTTGAATTTTTTCCAAAAATATTTCCACCAAATATTTCTGCAATTGTATCAGCAGCATATGCAGTACCAGTAATTAGTCTTGTTTGAGGAATAAGTAATGAAGTGAATGCTAATGCAGCATCAAAATTCTGACCACTTGATACATCTGCTGCACCTCCAAGTGCAGTAACTCCTTTACCCAATAATGATAAGATATTAAATCCACCTGCTGCTGCCGCTGCCGCACCTGCTCCAGCAGAGGCAGCACCTGGTTTTACCTTCAAAAAGTTTTTAAATAAATCAGAAACTGCTTTTAGAGGCGATTTTGCTAAATCTGTTGCAATATCAAAAACTTTAGATGTAACCGCACGAATAGAATTAATAACTCTAGTAAATCCCCCCCTCATAAGAGAGAAAGAAGAAGTAACAAATCCAAGAGATGATTTAAAGATGCCACGAATGTCAGTTAGTTTTCGTAGATTTGCTGCTGTACCTTTTGTAAGAGCAGATATTCCTAAAAGACCAAATCCAGTTCCAAATAATCTTTTAAGAGCATCAGTTGCCCTATCAAAAGTAGAAGTTAGTTGTGGTTCTATTTTTTTTATAGGTGCAACAAGTGCTGCAGAAACAGTTTGTTGTAATTGCCCTTCTTGACCAACTCTTATTTGTCTTTCTACTAATTGCTTTTCCTGATCCTGCTCTAAACGAAGTCTTTGAGATTCTAAAGCACTATCACTCTGTATTAGCGATGCAATACCTTGCAATCCAAAGGTTACACCAGAAACTTCTGACCGAATATTATCAAGTTGTCCTTGAATTGAAACTAGTGGTGAACTATAACTATCCATTAGATGCGTTCTTCAGGTTTTCTTCTTCAATATACTGTTGGAGAAGACCAACATAAACTTCCCTCTCCCACGGTATCATATTCTCTAAATCACTCAAAGAATATTTATGATGCTGAAGCAGTGCAAAATTAGTTTTATAATATGACGCAAGATCTTCATGCGCCATCGCTAGGCGAAAAAAGATGTTAATCCCTCAAGAACAACTTCACTTTCTACTCCAGTATTTGGATTTTTGATATTAATTGTATGAGAAAGTTTGGGCATAGTCTCAAAGAATCTTTCTATTTCTTTAAATTGACTTGATGTAAGTTGCTCAAGAAACTCATTCAACTCTTTTTTAGTTACATCAGATGCTGCCCAAGATTCCTCTTCATTATAGATTTGTTCAACACAAGAGGTAATCATACCAAAAGTATCTTCAACTGATACTTCAGATTCATTTGAAAAATTACTCTTAATAAATTCTTCCATCGAAGGATACTTCATTCTCAAGGTTAAACTATCATCAAGTTTAATATCACGAGAGTGGTCTGATTTTACCTGAACTTTAATCTCATCTAGATTAATACTTACTGGAACTTGGGTTTTTTCATCATCCGGGCAAGTAATAAGAACATCAACTTCCTCCCCAACAGATTTACCTCTGATATTCAGAAAAAGATATTCAATATCAAAAGTTGAAAGTTGTTCAATCTTGATACCTCTGGTAATAATACAATTCCCAATTACTGTTTTTACTGCTTCAGCAATCTGCTTTGGATCCTCACTCTCCATTGCGATGATAAGAATTTTTTCCTCCTTAACTAGAAAGGGGCGATACTTGACTGACTTTTTTAAAGAAGGAATTTCCAACTCATATGTTGGTGTAGAAATCTTTGGTAAAGGCATAATAAGTTATTTGATTAAAAATATTTAGTTGATGATCGGTTGTCCAGTAGAATCAAAAAATCTTCTATTAACTTCAGCAGTCGTTCTTGTGTCAATATTCGGATTATAAAAAACAACGCCACTCTGACCACGAACTGGAACTAATGGTTCTTGAGAAATAGTTTGATTTTGTTTTGGATCATTCGATTCTTTATTATTATCGTTTCCTCTATACTGATTAATACTTAATGCTTTGCCAGCAATATAACGGTCATATTGAAATGAAGCTGATACTTTTAAGACATCTGAAGCAACATAAGAAATCTGCGGAGGACTTATATATATTGGCCAAAACCCTTTGAAGGTATATTCGATTTCTGCTTTATAGTCTCTATCAAATTTAATAATTCTGGTAAAATTAGATTTATAATATTCTGGATATTGCATTCTTACAAAATAATTTTCTTCATTTTGACTAACTGCTGGAGAAACACCATTAATATTATTATGCGACCCACTCGCAATAAATTCTATCCAGGATTCTAGAAATTTAAGAGTTTTATATTTACTATCAACATAAAATTCAAGTGTTATTTCACTATAACTTCTACTATAGGCAAACTTTTCTTGAACTCCCATATAGTTTCCATCAACCATTTTTACATTCAATTGGGAGGTGGGAAGAGAAGCGGAATAACATAGCAATCCAGCATCACCCACAACAAATCTAGATGTAACTCCTCTTTTACGAAGATAATCTTTTAATTGATCTGGCAATCCACCAAATTGAACTTCATAGTGTGAAGATTGGGCAAGATTTGTTAATAGTGGTTTTATATCAGATATTCTGCGTTTAATAGCCACTCTAAATACCTTATACGAGTCTTATGTTATAAGTATTTAGATGTCTTACAAGGGAAAATATCAACCTTCATTTCCTCAAAAGTATAATGGAGATCCCACAAATATCATTTATAGGTCTCTATGGGAAAGAAAGTTTTGTGTTTATTGTGACTTAAATGAAAAAATTATATCTTGGGAATCTGAAGAAAAATGCATTCCATACCGTTCACCATTAGACGGTAAGATTCATAGATATTTCCCAGACTTTCTCATAAAAGTCAAAGAATCTGATGGTTCAATTAAAAAATATATGATCGAAATCAAACCTAAAAAACAAACTGTTCCGCCACCAAAACCTCAAAGGCAGACAAAGAATTATATTCGTGAGGTTTATGAGTATGCTAAAAATCAATCAAAGTGGGAAGCAGCAAAAGAATGGTGTGCTGATAGAGGATATGAGTTCAAGGTAATCACAGAAAACGAACTGGGTATTAAGTAATGCCGAGAAAGACTCTAAAAGATAGGGGAAAAATAAATCGTATCAGTCCTCTAGTAAAAAAACTTATTGGAACAGAAAATTCTGACGACTTAATGATTGAATTAATGGATATTTTGTCCGAAAGTAAAGAACCTCCAAAAGTTGGTAAGTTTTATATCTTTGTTTATAATGCTAAAACCACTGGCATAAGATATGATCAGAATCCTCTTGTTGCTGTAACTAATGTATTCAACTGGGGATTTAAAGGGTTAAATTATCATTGGGGAGAATCTAGACAATATACATGGGATGAAATTGCTGGAGGAATGTATGAGGTTTATAATACGGAAATTGAAGATTTGCGAAGACTGCCTTTTAGTAACATTAGAACTAAATAATTAGAAAACATAAATGTCTGAGCCACTACGATATCCACTAAAGAAACTTGATAAATCTGATGATTATTTAAAGATTGATATTTTAGACTATCAAGCACCTGGTCTTGGATTTTCTCCAGGTTCTTTGGCTTTAGCAACTTCTGATGATGTAGATTATGGCAAAAAAGTTCCCATAAAAACAATCATTCTTCCTATTCCAGATGGAATAGGGGATAGTAATGGTGCTCAGTGGGGTGAGAGTGGTTTTAATCCAATTAGCTCCGGATTAATTAGTGCTAGTGCTGAACTTTTAAAAACCAGTTCAATGGGAGAAGGAATACAAAAAATTAAAGATCTGACGGAAAAGGTTACTAAAGCAGCAAAATCTGGAACCGCTCAACAAAGAATACAAGCAGGAGCAATAGGATTAGCAGTGAATACTCTTTTCAATTCAAGTATAAAACCAGGAGAACTTTCATCTAGGATTGGTGGGATTGTAGCAAACTCAAATATCGAACTTATATTTCAAGGATTAACTTTTAGACCGGGTTTTACTTTTGGATTTGATATGGTTCCACGTTCAGAAAAAGAATCGAAAGAAATTAAAGAAATTATTAGGGCATTTAAAATCAACAGTGCAGTTAAAAAGGGGGCGGCATTTGAAGGTGCTGCTGGATTATTTTTAACTGCACCAAATGTCTTTAGAATTCAATATATGAGTGGTGCAAATCCACATCCATTCTTAAATAAGTTTAAAATTTGTGCTCTCAAAGGTATGAGTGTTAATTATACTGGTTCCGGAACTTATGCGACTTATGCTGATGCTACTCCAGTTCATATGATTATGACTTTAAATTTCCAAGAACTTACACCAATCTTTGCAGAAGATTATAAGAATTCGGATAAAGGAGTTGGATACTAATGTCTTACTTTAGAGAATTACCAAATCTAGAATATCAATCATTCTTATCAGATCGCAAAGCATCTGATGAGTATTTGACTGTTAAGAATCTATTTCGTCGTGTAAAACTTCGTGACGATTTACAAAATGTCTTTACAATCTTCGATAAGTATCAGATTGTAGATGGTGCTCGTCCAGAAACAGTAGCAAAAGAACTTTATGGAAGTTCTCAGTACGATTGGGTAGTTCTTGTAAGTTCAGGTATTACAAGAGTTAGAGACCAATGGCCACTTTCTGATAAGGATGTTTATGATTATGCAGAGTCAATATATGGAACTGATTTAAATGCTGTACATCATTATGAAACTACTGAAGTCAAAGATAGTAGAGGTAGATTAATTCTTCCTGCAGGTAAAGTTGTAGATTCAACTTTTACCATTCCTAATCCAAGCAACCCATTGGCAACATTAAATCCAGTAATTGGTGTGAGCAACTATGAATATGAAGTCTTAAAAAATAATGAAAAG